AGCATCGAGCGCCACCGGGGACCGGTCAGCATCGAGCGCCACCGGGTACCAGTCAGCATCGAGCGCCACCGGCAACCAGTCAGCATCGAGCGCCACCGGGGACAACGCCATTGCCGCCGCCTTCGGCCTTGAATCGAAATCTAAAGCCGGGAAAACTGGCGCGGTAATTGTTGCGTGGTGGGATGGCAAGCGTAAGCGCCTCGCTGTCGGCTATGTCGGCGAAAACGGAATAAAGCCTGACGCGTGGTACCGCGCTAATGCTGCCGGTCAATTGATAGAAGTTTCGTAACTATGAACACCGCAACCATCTACCGCAACCATGACCGCGCCGAAGCGCCCGACATGACCGGCGAAGACTGGACGCCAACGATCCTGGCCGAGCTGTCGGACGCCGATGTCGGGGAGTGGATCGCCGCGTTTGCCGAGACTGGCGACATTTGCGACGAGTTCGGAGGCTATAAATCGCATCAAGGGACCGTAACTCACTCTTGCGCGCAGCAGTGGGTATCGGACAAGGAAAAGCTTAGTGGCGCGATAGGGCCAGTTTTCTGGCGCTGGGCGAAGGCTTGCGCGCAGATGGCAGCGTTTGGCAACTGAATTTCAGTAGTAAAGAATGCGGACCTACCGTTGAGCGAACGCAGTTGGCGCAACGGACGCGAGCATGAGAGCAACGGAGCTTACGGCCGTGACAGTCGGAGAGACGACAAGACTGCCGTGTTCTCAAATCGGCCCAGTATGCCGCGCTGGCGGAGTTCTAAGGCGGCACTCCAAACCTAACGGAGAGAAGCATGCATACAAAGAATTTGCGGGTAGTGCACGGAAACGGAATTGGTACTGGTGAAGGCTCCGATTATCGATCCATCGGCACGGCTTACGGATGGGACGAAGAGTTCATTTACGACGCGGAGAAGAATCTGATTAACAGCCCGGCCGCGAGTGATGAGGCGTTGGCGAATGCGCGACTGTGGACCGCCGCGCCCGACATGCTTTCCGCACTACGCCGCGCCGTCCTTGCGCTCGCATTCGCCGCTGAATCCTCGCCCGCTATGCGCGACGATTACAACGCAGTTAGCGCCGCAATCGACAAGGCAATTGGAGCGCCGGCATGACGAACTTCACCTATGGAATCTGCGTAGTGATGGTGCTGGTTTTTGTGCTGGCGCTAATCGGAGGGATGCAATGAGCTGCGAGACAGGTGGATCAGCGTTTCCAGCACCAGACACGTATCACCCTAATGGACAAGTCGAATACGGTGAATTAGGCATGTCATTGCGCGATTATTTTGCAGCCAAGGCGATGGCGGGATTTATCGTTGGGACAGAAGATCCTGACGAAGACTTTATCGCGCGTACTTGCTATAAGGTTGCCGACGCCATGCTCAAAGCGAGGGATCTATGACCGATTCTGAAATCCGCGAAGCCCATGCCGCCATCGTCGAGCGAGATGCGTGCTGGATACGAATGATAAATGCATGGGGCCGCAATGAAAAACAAAATCGTGCTGTTCTTATCTGGCCAACTCTCAATTTGGATGCGAGAGCACCGGCTGCACTGCCTGAAATCGCGCATGAACCATCTGAGCCATCGACTGGACAGCATGGACTTTCACTCGTCAGGCGCCGCCGATCGAGCGTTTGAAATCGCGATGGAAATGATCGAGATTCGCACGGAAATTGGTTTGCTTTAAAAAATAAACGGAGAGAGAAATGGCAAACGAAGTAATCGAAATGCCGCGCCGCGAAAGCGCCGGGCTTGTAGCAGGTGAGACGCATCGCTTCTCGCTGGCCGAGATCCGCGAGCGCGTCAACCTTGTGCAAGAGGTCATGCGCGGGATCATGAAAAAAGATACCCATTATGGAACTATCCCCGGCACGCCTAAGCCGACACTGTACAAGCCGGGTGCCGAGGTCTTGTGCGTGACTTTCCGCATCGCGCAGGAATATCAGATTATTGATCTGAGCGACGCCCTGACCGCGCGTTTCCGCGTCACTTGCATGGGCAAGCACCAGGTCACCGGCATCGTTTTGGGTGAAGGCGTCGGCGAATGTTCGTCCGCCGAAGAGAAGTACAAATGGCGCAAAGCCGTCTGCACTGAAGAATTCGACCTAACGCCCGATCACATGCGCCGCCTGAAATTTTCGAGCTGGCAAGGCAAGGTCGAGAAGAAAATCCAAGTTCGCACCGAAGCGGCCGACCTGTCGAACACGGTCCTGAAGATGGCTTGCAAGCGCGCCATGATCGCCATGACGTTGAACGTTACCGCTGCGTCGGACATATTTACCCAAGACATCGAGGATTTGCCGGAAGAGTTGCGCCCACACGCGGATACCAGCGCGCCGCCAGCGGAACAAAAACCGATCGTCCGCACGGCGATTACCGGCAATGCTTTCGTCAAAGCCGTAGCGGCAGTCAAGGCTAGCACTTACACGACTGCGGAGATTCGCCAGTATTACGAACTCACGACCGATCAAGAAACCGTGCTGAGTGACCTGGAGGCGAAGAAATGAAATTCCATCCTTCGTCCGTTGGTCTGTTGATGACCGACGCGCAGTCGATTGATATTTCGCTGGTGCCGCCTGAATTGCGCGAGATTGCCAACAAGACGCGCAAGACGGACGCTGACCGCGAACTGCTTGCTCCCTATAAGGAAATGTCGCTGTCGGCCGGCGCTAAAACAGCCCTCTGCGCGATGGCAAAAGAGTTCCTATTTAGCTATCACAAGATCGTCGAAACCAAATACATGGACAAGGGGCTGGCGCTCGAACAAGAGGCGATCGAGTTCATCAACCGCATGCGCTTCAAGCGGTACGCGAAAAATACCGAGCGCCGCGAAAGTGAATTCCTGACCGGCGAATGTGACATCTACGTTCCGGGCGAAAAGACGATCGACACCAAGGTTTCATGGAACCTCGACACGTTCCCGGCATTGAGCGCCGATGCGCATGACTCCCTGTATGAGTGGCAGGGCCGCGCCTACATGAAGCTGTGGGATGTGCCAGCGCATGAGGTCGTGCATGTGATGCTCGACACGCCTGACGACATGATCAAGTGGGAGCAAAAGGAATTGCACTGCGTCAGTCACATCGATCCGGCCATGCGCATCACTAGCGTGACGTATCAGCGCGATGCGGTCCTTGAAAAGAAGCTCGACGCGAAATGCAAGGCGGCGCACAACTACCTGGTGAATCTGGTAGCCCAAATACGAATCGAACATCGCGAGGCGGCATAACATGGAAATCGAACTCATCGAAGCGCCGCAAAGCGCACTCACTCTGCCGCAACGCGCAGCCGTCGCCCTAGGTGAATCAGCCAACGAAGCCAAGCTGCGCGAACTGGTCACCAAGTCTGCCGGCATCGTGACCGTGACAAATGCCGATGGTCGCGAGGAAGCGCATCGCGCCTGCATGGTCTTGCTCAAGACGCGCACCGGCATTCGTGCCACCGGCAAGGCTGCACGCGATGATGCGACGAAGTTTTCCAAAGCGGTCATCGCCATGGAAGATAGCTTGATCAAAATCATCGAGCCGGAGGAAGTCAGGGTTCTTGGTTTGCGTGACGGCTTCGACGCTGCCGAACAGGCGCGCAAGTATGCGCTGATCGCAGCGGAACGGGCGCGAACCGACGCAATTCGGGCGCGCATCACTGATATTCGCAATTTGCCGCCTCAAACGGTAGGCAAGTCTGCCAGTGAAATCAGCGCAATGATTGGCCGACTAGCGAATCACCGCATTGACGATTCATACGAGGAATTTTCCGAAGAAGCGAAAACTATCCGTCTTGAAATTCTTGATTTACTTGCCAAGGCAGAAACCGCGCAGCGCAACATTGAAATCGAAGCCGAGTCGCAGCGCCAGCAACTCGCCAGGGAGAAGGCGGATCGCGAAGAAGAGGCCGAGCGCCTAGCCGCCGAGCGCCTAGCCCTCCAACAGGAACGTGCCGCCATGGCCGAGCGCGCCGAAGAGCAAGATCGCATAGCCAAAGCCTCACGCGACGCCGCACAGGCCGAACTGAAGGCAGCGCAGGATAAGTTCGCCGCAGAGCAGGCCGAGCATCAACGCCAAATGGATGCGCAGGCGGCTGAATTGCAGCGCAAGCAAGCCGAAGCCGATGCTCGCGACGCTGTGCAATCCAAAGCAGTGGAGACGCCAAAGCCAATCGAAACAATCGCCCAATTGCAGACGTTCATTGCGGCTAAAAATGAGCGCCTTGGGATTGTGCCGGTATCGGTCGCGCAGAATCCGGCTGTATTGCTGAATCCGGCGCCATCGTATCCGTGGCCCGGCGATCCTAAACCATCGCGTCCGACCGAAGACGATATTGTAGAGGTGCTGGCAAATCACTACAACACGCAGCCCGATGAAATATGCGACTGGTTGCTATCGATGGATTTTTTAAAAGTCGTAGTTTAAGCATCAGCGCGTCGGCGCGTCACGATGACAGCGGGAAAGAACCGCAGGTAGGCAAAGGGTTTCAATTGACCCTTGTTTCGAGAGCGCATCGATTGCCGAGAGCGCCGTACCCAGTGGGAGATGGGGCTAATTTGATGGCGATATGAGCGCGATGTTAAATATTCCGGCGGAGAAACCTAAATTGAAAGTTAGTTTTAGCGGAGGAGAGACGAGCGCAATGATGGCAAAGCTCGCCAAGGACAATCTATCCGAAAAATACGAAATCGTCTTCATCATGGCAAACACTAGCGAGGAAGACGAGCGCACGCTTCGGTTTGCAAATCGCTGCGATGAAGAATGGGGGCTTGGCCTTGTCATAGTCGAAGCAGTGATTAATCCTGAATTTGGCAAAGGCACCACGCACCGAGTCGTTACCTTCGAAACTGCCGCCCGAAGTGGCGAGGTATTCGAAGATGTGATTAAAGTCTACGGTATTCCAAACATGGATTTTGAGCCCTGCAACAGGGAAATGAAGCTAAACGCGATGAAGTCTTACATGCGCTCGATTGGATGGGGCGACTACGAAACAGCCATCGGTATTCGCATGGACGAAACACGGAGAGTGAACCCAGATGTGGCGGCCAAGAATAAGATCATTTACCCGCTGATAGATATTTGGCCTCGCGACAAGCAAGACGTGCGTGATTTTTGGGATGACCAACCGTTTCGTCTTGGGATGCAAGAGCATGAAGGAAACTGCAAAACATGCTGGAAAAAGTCAGATAAGAAGCATTTCCGATTGATTTCAGAGCAACCGCAATCTTACGACTTTAACAGGCGCATGGAATCTATATATGGATGGCACGGTGCACCACATTACGGAAACCCGCCAATAGAAGGAACAAAGCGCGTTTTCTTCCGCAATCATCGCTCGACTGACGACATGTTTGCGCAGGCCCGCGAGCTTGGATATAAGCCGAATGTGCCGGTCAAGGAAGTTCGCTCGCACGCAGCGCGGCAATTTAATCTAGATCTCGATGTTGGAGGATGCGGAGAAAGCTGCGAGCCGTACCCAATGGAAATTACTAAGGATCCAGCATGAATAACGAAAACAACGCCGAACGCGCCCGATTGCAAGACCTCGCCCTCGAGCATCTGGCCGATAACAAGGTCGTGACGATCTTGGACAATGACGATGTGGTCGGCACGCGCCCCATGAAAATGGTAGCGCGGACAGTGTGGATCAATAAGTACCCACAATATGATGATGGCAAAATATACCCAACAGAATGGGACGCATCGATTAACGCTATTCATGGTTGCCAAGGGCAGCATCCCGTTACTTATTCCGTGGAGATACCAGCATGACCAACACAACTAAGCCGGGGAATGCGGATATCAAGGCGCGATTGTTGAGCTATCGCCAAATAGATTGCAACGGCGTTGATGTCGCTGTACCGCGCGAAGTGATACATGGCGCTTTTGACTTGATCGAGCAGTTGGAGCGCGCATTGGCCAAGGCCAGCAATCAGATTGCTGCATTTGAATCAATGCTAGAAGGCTGTTCCAGCCAGCACTGGACGGGATACCAGAATGGACATGGCGACGATGTAGGTGACCGCATCGAATCTGCGCGCACGGCGTATTACGAACTACAACCGAAGTCCATGAAAGGCACGAAATGAACGTCACCGAAACCTTGATGGCGCTCGACGGCCGCCCAATCCTGTACACCGATACCATCGATGGTAAGCAAGTTTGCCGCGATGATCTGTGGGCGATCACAACCGCCGAAGTCGCCGCCCTGCGCCAGCGGGTAGTGGGACTGAAAGTATGGGAGAACGCCGTAATAGATGAGTGCATGCGGGTAGAAGGTTGTTATATAAAAGAGGATGCACCTGGGACCCTCACGCAATTGCTTAAGTATCGCGCCAGTGCTGATGCAGAACCCTACGAACAACACATTGCCGAACTTGAAGCGCAACTCGCGCAGCAAGATGGAGCGCTAGATACGTATCTGACTAACAATTACCCAGCGGCAGTAGGCGATTCTGTTAGCGATCGCGCCATCAATGCGCTGGAAACAATGGATGTGCAACTTGGAATGAAGAGCGCGCAGCAAGACGGAGCGCAGCCGGTGGCGTGGAGAGCAACTAATTT